ATTGCCCACTTGCAGGGCAGGCTGCGAAATGAAACGCCAGGACCTGGCTACATGCACCTGGGGCAAGCGGCGACGGACCAATTCCTCGAGGAGCTGTTTCCGTGGAAGCGCAAGCCAAAGCAGGTGAAAGGCTTTACGCAGTACGAGTGGATTCTTCCCCAGGGGGGACACGATGAAGCCGGCGACTGCACGCGGTATGCCTACGCAGCGCTGCAGCTGGTAGCCAGACGGTACAACCGCGCGACGATGTGGGACCAACTGGCGGCAACGCTTACAAGCGCTAAGGGGAAGCCTGCAGCGGCTAAGCGTGGGCCTGCGGCGCCTTCCCGGAGCTTCGTGAGCAGCTGGTGATCCATAGGGTGCTGGCATGACAGTGCCGAGCACGATTCAGGCTGGTGACACGGTGAGCTGGGTGGTGCCAGCTGCCGTGGATCTGGACGGCAACCCAGCCACCGCCAGCAGCTGGACGCTGACGACGTATCTACGGTTCAACAGCGCCAGTGAAGGCGCGACGGTGACGGGCAGCGCCAGGTCGGACGGCGGCTGGACCAACACGATCAGCGCTACGACCAGCGGTGGCTTTGATGCTGGCCAGTGGTACTGGCAGGAGCGGATCACAAGCGGCGCGACGGTGATCACGCTGGACAGCGGTATCACCAGGGTGCTGCCGTCGCTGAGTTATGCAGGCAGCCCTGGTGCGTTCGATGGCCGCAGCCAGGCGCAACAGGATCTGGAGGCGGTGCAGGCCGCGATCCGCGCGATCGTGGTCAAAGGCGCCAAGTCGTACACGATCGGCTCGCGGCGGTTTGATGCTGCCGACCTGGGCCAGTTGATGGAACGCGAAGCGCAGCTGAAGGCGATCGTGGCGCGGGAGCAGGCGGCCGACCGAATCGCGCAAGGCCTGGGTGATCCGCGCAATCTGTTCGTGAGGTTCAACTGATGGCGACGCGACGCAAGCCAGCTGCGGCCGCTGCTGCTGCACCAGAGCCGCAGAAGAGTCGCCGGGGACGGCGCAGCTACGAGGGAGCAATGGTCAACCGGTTGACCAGCGATTGGGTGACCAGCTCGACCAGCGCGGACGCTGAGATCAATTCAAGCCTGGTCAGGCTGCGCAATCGCGCGCGCCAGCTGTGCCGGGATAATGCCTACGCCCGGCAGGCATTGCGGGCGATTGCGACGAACGTGATCGGCAGCGGCATCAGGATGCAGGCGCAGGTGCCAATGCAACGCGGCGGCGGCCGGTTGGATCAGGTGGTGAACGGCCGGATTGAAGATGCCTGGAGCAGGTGGTGCCGGGCTGAGACGTGCCACACAGCAGGGCGGCTGAGCTTTGTGGAGATCAGCCGGCTGGTGATCATGGCCATGGCTGAATCCGGCGAGGTGTTCCTGCGGTTGGTGCCGCAGCCATTCGGCGGCAGTCGGGTGCCGCTGGCAATTGAAGTGCTCGAGGCGGATCTGGTCGATGAAGGCAAAAGCTACGGGCCGGAGCGCGACGGCAGCGAGTGGCGGATGGGTGTCCGCATTGATCAATGGGGAAGACCGATCGAGTACGCCTTCAGGACGCGACATCCTGGCGACCTGACCAATGGCGTGGGCTATGCCGTCCGAATGGTGCCAGCGTCGGAAGTGATTCATCTGGCGCTGCTGGAGCGGCCAGGCCAGACGCGCGGCGTGAGCTGGTTTGCTGCTGCGGTGAAGCGGCTGCACCACCTGGCAGGGTATGAAGAGGCAGAGGTGGTGCGCGCGCGCGCGGCGTCCAGCCTGATGGGGTTTATCACCAGCCCGGAAGGCGCTGGAGAGACCTACGGCGAAGACGTGGTTGATGGCGAGCACGTCACCACCTTTGAGCCTGGAGTCTTCAAGACGCTTTTCCCTGGGCAGTCAGTCAGCGTGCCAAGCCTCGACGCGCCAGACGGTCAGTTTGAGCCGTTCATGCGTGGCATGTTGCGCGCTGTGGCGGCAGCGATCGGCTGCTCCTACGAGACGGTGAGCCGTGACTACAGCCAGAGCAACTACAGCAGCAGCCGGCTCAGCCTGCTGGAAGACCGTGAGAACTGGCGCAGCCTGCAGGCGTACCTGATCGAGCACCTGCACCGGCCAGTGTTTGAGCGGTGGCTGGCGGCTGCTGTGCAGGTTGGCGTGCTGCCGCTGCCTGGTTACGAAACCAACCCTGAACGTTATTCAACCGTGCGCTGGTTCCCGCGCGGTTGGGGCTGGGTGGATCCGGCAAGGGAAGTCGACGCGTACAAGGCTGCCGTCCGCTGTGGCTTTGCCACCCAGGCGCAGATCGTGGCAGAGCAGGGCGGCGACCTTGATGAACTGATGCGCTCTCGCGCTGCGGAGCTTCAAATGGCGCAAGATCTGGGACTGACCCTTGACATTGATCCAGGCAAGGTAAGCGACGCGGGCCTGACTCAAGCCAGGCCGCAAGGGAGCATTATCCCCCAAGACCCCTACATGCCAGACGACACGCAAGCGGAAAGCCTTCAAGACACTGCTGAAGACCCAAGCGCTGACGACGAGGTGATGGATACCTGATCCATAGGCTGCGGCAGGAACCAGCGCAGCAATGGAACTCGGGCAACTGAACAGCCAGATCCTGCGCAGGGTTGCATCCGTTGATGCCCGCAGCCTCGCGGCTGATGGCGCAGACGGTGAACAAAGCCGCTCATTGGAGTTCAGCTTTTCCAGCGAAGCTCCGGTTGAGCGGTGGTTTGGCTCAGAGATCCTGAGCCATGAGCGGAGCGCTGTTGACCTGACCAGGCTCAATGATGGCGCGCCGCTGCTGTGGAACCACAACCCCGATCAAGTGCTGGGTGTTGTGGAGCGCGGCTGGATTGATGGAGAGAAGAAGCGCGGCATGGTCGCGGTTCGTTTCTCTCGCAGTCCATTTGCGGAGGAAAAGCTAGCGGACATCCGCGATGGCATCCTGCGCAATGTCTCGGTTGGTTATTCCATTCTGGAAGCCGACCAATCACGCGATGGCGCAGTGGTTGCCACCAATTGGCAGCCGCATGAGGTCAGCGTGGTGTCAATTCCGGCGGATGCGTCGATTGGAATTGGCAGAGCACTTGAAGACGCAGCGGCGCCCGCCGCGACTGAAACCCCTACCCCGACTCAAATCGTGGAAGACACCTACATCAACCTCGACGAGGTGAGGGCTCAGGCTGCGGCCGATGAGCGCTCCCGCGTTGCATCCATCACCAGCCTCTGCCGTGAGCACAAGGCCGACGATCTGGCCCAGGGCCTGATCGAGCGCGGCGCTTCTGAACCGGAAGCGATGCGTCTGATCCTGGCTGAGATCGCCAAGCGCGCCAGCAAGCCGCAGCCGGCAACTCCGGCCGCTGCTCCTGCTGCTGCTCAGGCGATTGGCAGCGCTGACATCGGCCTGTCTGAGCGTGAAGTGCGGAGCTTCAGTTTCGTCAAGGCGATTCGCGCCCTGTCGAATCCGAACGATCGGCAAGCGCGCGAAGATGCCGGCTTTGAGTTTGAGGCCTCGCGTGCTGTTGAGCAGCGCACCGGGCAGCAAGCGCGCGGCCTGCTGGTGCCGTCTGATGTGCTCACCCGTGATCTGACTGTCGGCACCGCGTCTGGTGCTGGTGATCTGGTCTTCACCGATGCACGCCCTGGCAGTTTTATCGAGCTGCTGCGCAACCGGATGGCACTGAACGCTCTGGGTATCACCACCCTGAGCGGCCTGCAGGGGAACGTTGCTATCCCCCGCCAGACCGGCGCCGCTACCGCGTACTGGGTGGCTGAAGGTGGTGCCCCTACGGAGAGCGCTCCCAGCGTTGATCAGGTGACCCTGACGCCTCGCACCGTTGGCGCGTTTACCGACTTCACCCGTCGCTTGATGCTGCAAAGCTCGATCGATGTGGAGACGATGGTGCGCAACGAGCTGGCGATGGTTCTGGCGCTTGAGATTGATCGCGTCGGCCTGTATGGCCTGGGCAACAGCGGCGAGCCGATGGGCATCAAGCTCACCACCGGCATCAACACCAAGGATTTCGCAGCCGACAGCCCGACCTATGCCGAGCTGGTGGCCATGGAGTCTGAGATCACTGCAGACAACGCCGACATCGGCGCCATGGGATATCTCACCAACAGCACGCGCGCTGGTGCGATGAAGACCACTGAGAAGGCGTCCAACACCGCTCAGTTTGTCTATGAGCCTGGCGGCACTGTCAACGGTTACGGCCTCGTGGTGTCCAACCAAGTGGCGTCCGGTGATGTGTTCTTTGGCGTGTGGTCCCAGCTTGTCCTGGGCCTTTGGTCATCGATCGACCTCACGGTTGATACGACCACGCTGAACACCAGTGGTGGTGTCCGGGTGATCGCTCTGCAGGATGTGGACTTTGCTGTCCGTCATCCTGAGGCGTTCTGCCGCGGCAACAACACCCTCTGATTCTGATTGCCATGTGGATTGAGATTCTGAAACGCACCAGCATCCAGGGAGTCACAGTGTTGCCTGGTCAGGTGGTGGAAGCAACCGATCGTGATGGCCGCTACCTGATTGGAGCGGGCAAGGCACAAGCGGCAGAACTCAATCCCGTGGCAGCAGAACAACCCAGCCAACCCATCCCCCGTAAACGCAATGGCCGTACACGAGTTCTCTCTGGACAAGCTTCAGCACTTCACCCTGCTGGCAACGACGACGATCACTGCAACCGGTGATCAGACTGGCGTTGACATCAAAGACTGGGAAGGTGATGTTCAGATCGTCCTGACTGGCACCGCTGCCGGTGCAGGCGCTGACCTGACGTTCCGCATCGAGGAGTCTGCCGACAACTCGACATACACCGCTGTCACTGGTGGCACCTTCACAGCGATCGGCAATGCCGCTGCTAAGCAGGTGATCACACTCAACAGCAACGACCTCAAGCGCTACATCCGACTGAGCTGCACCGCTGAGACTGGCACCGCATCATCTGCTGTGACCTGCCTTGGCTTTGGCCTGAAGAAGTACGGTTGAGGCAACCCATGGCATTTGTCGAAGATCCCACTATTTTCCTGGATGATTTCGGTGTCACTGTGACTGCCGGAGCCGTCAGTGGACTGGGTATCTTCGACATGCCTGGGGAGTATGTGGCTGGTGACATGGTGATTAGCACGGAGTACAGCCTGCGTGCTTTGGCGAGTGACTTTGGCAGCCTTCACTATGGAGACGCAATGACTGTCGCTGGCATTAGCTACCAAGTGCGTGAGGTGCGCAAGATGGATGATGGAGTGTTCGTTGACATTTCACTGGCCAAGCTGGCGCCGGATGCTGTGGCGCCTGGCGGCCAGCCGCGAGAGTTTGGCCTGGATGATCTGGCCGATGTGGAACTGACCAATCCAGAAGCTGGAGAGCTGCTGGTTTACGACGGCGAGAAGTGGACTGACGGCGCCGATGATGTTGGGTTGGCTGCTGGCATTGCACTGAGCTGATGACCAAGCAACTCCTTACCAGCTACGCATTCGTCCCAGGTGCTGCCAATGCTGGAACGGTTACGGTTCCAGGCAGCTACCTGCTGGAGCAGTTTCTGCTGATCACCAACGTCACGACGGGCGTTGTGATCTATCAATTCAATGCAGCCAGCAAAGGCGCTGCGCTTAGTGAGTCTGGCGGCAGCACGACATTGACGCTCGAGTACAACACCAGCGCAATGAGCAGCGGCCATGCGCTGCAGATCTTTGCTGATACAGATGCCGGCGCATCCGCGCGGACAGTGCTGAATGGCAGCGGTGCGCCTGCTGTTGGAACCGGCAGCAATGGCGATTTCTACATTGACACCACTGCGACGCGCATCTACGGGCCGAAGGCAAGCGGCGCCTGGGGGGCAGGGACAAGTCTGATCGGCCCCACGGGACCAACTGGAGCCACTGGTGCAACCGGAGCAACAGGCGCGACAGGTGCCACCGGACCCCAGGGGGCCACCGGCGCAACCGGCGCCACCGGCGCCACTGGTGCAACGGGCGCGACCGGCGTAGTGAGTGCCACGGCACCGATCACATACAACTCCGGCACGCAGACGGTAGGGATCAGCGCGGCCACCACCAGCGCAGCCGGTTCGATGTCTGCTGCCGACAAGACAAAGCTGGACGGTGTGGCGACCGGGGCCACTGCAAACAGCACCGACGCGCAGCTGCGGGATCGCTCGACGCATACCGGCACGCAGGCATTCAGCACGCTCACGGCAGTGCCAGTTGAGATTGGCATTGCCTGCAGCGATGAGACCACCAACCTCACCACCGGCACGGCAAAGGTAACGCTGAGGATGCCTTATGCCATGACGCTGACGGCCGTGCGGGCATCGGTCAACACAGCGCCCACTGGCTCAACGCTGATTGTAGACATCAACGAAGGCGGCACCAGCGTGCTGAGCACGAAGCTGAGCATCGACGCCAGCGAGAGGACCAGCACCACGGCAGCAACAGCGGCAGTGATCAGTGACAGCGCCCTGGCCGATGACGCCGAGATCACCATCGACATTGATCAGATTGGCAGCACCGTGGCAGGCAAGGGCCTCAAAATCTGGCTGATTGGAACGAGGACATAACAATGCTGATTAACTCGTATCGGTTTGGTGACGCTGATGCCAATGCTTACATTGCCGCCGTAGAAACGGCAGACGGGCAAGCATTAGAAGCAGACACCAGAGCTGCAATTACTGCGTTTGTCGTCGGCTGCAAGGCCGATGGCATCTGGAACGCCATCAAGGCATCGTGCATCTTGGCCGGAGCGCGGACGCTCAGCGGAGCGCTGGTGCCGCTGGTTGGAACGGCGCCGACAAATAATAATTTCGTAAGCGGGGATTACAACAGAAAAACTGGACTAGTCGGAAATGGCAGCACAAAGTACCTAAACAGCAACCGCAACAACAACGCCGACCCGCAAAATAGTAAACATATTTCGGTTTATGTGTCGACAGCTTCCACCAGCACAGCAGGTACTTACCCAGAATACATCGGCGGCGGTACTTCTTTTTCAGGAGCTTCTAACATCGGACGACTTAACAGCAACGGGGGATTATATTTTCAAGTTCATCAGGGCACCGCTGCCATTGTGTCAGGCATTGGCGGTTCAACCGGATTCATTGGCGCAGCCCGCGCTAACGCATCAAACATTGACTATCGAGCAGGCTCTAGCACTGTCAACGTATCGCAGGCATCGCAAACCCCACGCTCTGTAAACATTGCCGTTTTTATTGACTTGGACAACTCTGGAATTACTGGGTCGAACGGTCGCATTGCGTTCTACAGCATTGGCGAATCTTTGACCTTATCGTTGCTGGACTCGCGAGTGTCTACCCTGCTCAGCGCTATCTCCGCTGCTTTCTAACCATGACTCGCATCCTCTACGACACCACCACCTCCGCCCTGGTCTCTTACCCCCGACAGGACGACGGCCCCGTGGTGGGCCTCGACCCGCGCTACCTGGATCTGTGGATCGCTCAAGAGCCGCAGCCCAGCTACGACCCAGCCACCGAGCAGATCACTCCCACCGAGACCATTGATCTCAATGCGCTGGTAGTCACCCGAGGCTGGGATGTGACGCCATTGCCGCCACCCGTCCCAGCAGCCGACTGGGCCACGTTCAAGACGCAGGCGATCGAGTCGGCAGGCCTCAATGCAATCCTTGCCGACGCACTGGTTGAGGTTCCAGTGGCAGCCAGTGCCCTGGCATCTGCCGTGCTCCGCGCAGAGCAGGGTGAGATCACAGACTTCCGCGCCAGCTGGCTGGCCATCTGCGCGGCAGTGCCTGCTGCTGTTGCCGCAGCGCCTGGCTTCCAGCAGGTGGCAACGGCGTGTCATCTGCCAGCCGCATTTGTTGCCGCACTGGAGCCGGAAAACTAGGTCATGGCAGACACCGGCGAGATCAGCCTGATGACCTTGGTCGACCGGCTGGCCAAGCTGGAAGGCCTGCTCATTGGCCTGCAAAACAGCATCGTTCAGGGTCAGTCGCAGACCTCGGCATCCATGGCCCGTGTCGAGCGGCTGGAGCAGCGGCTGGTGGAGCTTGAGACACGGCAGGTGACGAAGCAGGATCTTGCGCAGCTCACAGCCAAGGTGGACAGCCTGCTCGCTGCTGATGCCACCCGCCGCGGTGGCACTGCGGCAGCGACATGGACTGCCGGGCAGCTTGTCGCCTGGGTGGCG